GGTCGCCTTTGTGCGACAGGTGTGTAGCTGCTTCGCGAAATATAGGGATCTAGAATGCGTTAATAGCGATGTGAAGCTCAAAAATGAGTTTCTCACTCGTGTTGTAGGGAAACCTACGGTGACTACTTCCTCCGTGATTCTTAATATAGCTAGGTCTCTCCTCAAGAGCCTGCTATGTTCTGATGATGGGGAAGAGCTCTGTGCCGAGTTAGCTCAATGGGATAGTAATCCTGTTGGCTGGCACGGCAATGGAGCCGTTTTTGATCGTTCTAGAGGCTGGCAGAAGTGGATTTTCAACCGTATTGCTGGCTATGACCCACTCTTGTTCAAGTGGTCTAATCATAGCTATACAGTTGAAAAACAAGGGATACAGGATTCTCGCCTGTGCCTTGTCCCTAAAGATTTTAGGGGTAAACGTGTTATCTGCATTGAAAGTAAAGAATCTCAATTTGCCCAACAAGGGCTTCGTCGAGTTCTTTATGACATTGTAGATAACCATCCACTTACTCGGCATTCCATTAGATTTGTCGATCAGCGACCTAATCGTCGACTTTGTCGCGATTATAGGTATGCCACGATCGACTTAAAGGACGCTTCCGACTTGGTCAGTTTAGACCTTTGCCGGTTGCTCTTCCCGTCTAATGTTTTCCGAGTTCTGACTCGTTATAGAGCTCGACACGTGGTTGTGGATCAGAAAGCTTATAGCTATTCTGCTTTCGCAACGATGGGGTCAGCTCTATGTTTTCCAGTAGAGACTCTTGTTTTTTGGAGTCTCTGTGTTGCGACTTTGAAAAGTCGTAACATTTCTGGGCGTGTCAGGGTCTTCGGTGACGATATTATTGTGCCTTGTAAGGCATATAATGCCGTCATTGAGACGCTCTGCCAAAGTGGCTTTAGAATTAACCTAGAAAAGTCATGTACCACTGGCTCCCCCATTAGGGAGAGTTGTGGTGCATGGTACTATCTGGGTTTTGATGTTTCTAACATCAAACTAAAGACACTTGATCCAAGATCCGTAGAGGCATGTACTAATTTGCGGGATCTGGCGATTCTCTTGATAGAGAATTGCCTAATTAATTCCGCTAAAGTCCTTCTTGATCTCATGTCGCATACATTCGGT